CTGCAAACAGCATGGGTCTGTCTACGAGTGAGGCGGCTAAGGCTTCAACATTTTTGGGTTCGGTTTTGCGTGGTGCAGGTTTTGATACTCAGCGCACTGCTGCTGAGACTGAGAGGCTTGTTGGTTTAGCGTCTGACCTTGCAACCGTTTATGGTTACGATGTGTCTGAGGCTTTGTCGGGTATGACGGCGCTGTTCCGTGGTGAGTATGACCCGATTGAGAAGTTCGGTGTTGCTATGAAGCAGGCCGAGGTTAATGCTGTTTTGGCTTCTAAGGGTTTGGGTAACCTGACTGGTCAGGCGTTGTTGAACGCACAGCAGCAGGTTCGTCTTGAGTTGTTGTATCAGCGTACTGCTAGAGCGCAGGGTGCGTTTGAAAAGGGCGCTGGAACACTGTTTGTTGAGCAGAAGAAACTTGAGTCTGCTTTTAAGGACTTTGAGGCGCTTCTTGGTTCTAGGTTGACCCCAGTTATTACTAAATTTATGATGGCGTTACAGCCGATGCTAGAGGGTGGCACTCCCGCTGCCGAGAACTTCTTTCAGGGCATTGCTGACACTATGGATGCTTTGTTGCCTTTGATGCAACCTATCGGCGACATCTTCAATCTTTTGGTTGACATAGCAGGCGATTTGATGGTTGCCTTTGCCCCATTCATCAAGTTGCTGTCTGTTGCTTTTGCTGAAGTCATTAAGTTCTTGATGCCTGCGCTGACTTTCCTCGGTGAGACTTTCAGTTTCATTGCCAGACTTGTTGGGGCTATTCTGTCACCTGCGATGTCTGTTTTGACTGTCACGCTGACCCTTGTTTTGCGTTTGGTCAGTACTTTCTTGGGTATTTTTAAACCGCTCATTGACCCTATTATGAGTTTCTTTGATGGTGTGCTCAAAGAACTTGAGCGTACTGGCAAGGGTATGGCTAATTTCGCCGCTCAAATTACAGGCACTCAAGAAATTCGTAAAAAGTTCACTATTCGTAGCATTGAGGGTTCTGACCCGATTGTTCCAACAGAGCCACCGCCCGGACCAGAGGGGCCGAATTATGTTGCTGATTTCTATAAGGGCATCAGGGATGAGATTAAGAAGCAGAACGCTCGTCTAAGGCTTGAGAACTTGGGTGCGTCTGAGGCTTTGATTAGCAGCATTTTGAGCGGTCAGGGTTGGGGAACTGTTTACGCAAGGGTTGTCAAGGGTGGTGCTGCTGGTGTTGCGGAGTTGCAAAAGCAGTTCAACCGAACTAAGTCTGGTCTTGATGAGTTGGCTGCAGCGGCTGAGGCTTCTCAAAAAGAGTTTGAGGCTATGCAGCAGGCGATGGCTGATGTTGATGTAGAGGTTGCCAAGTTTGGTAACACGATGATGTCGTTGCTGAAAGCGACTGCACCGCTACCTACTGTTACTAGGACTTTGGGTGAGTTTGAGCAGGCTGTTGTTGAGGCGTTTGACGCTATCTCGACTAGCCTTGCGGATGCTGTTGATAACAAGTTGTTGTTCCAGTCGTCTGCTGATGATTTGGCTGCGTATGCGAAGTCTACTCAGGCGACTTTGGCTGGTATTGCTGCACAGCGTGATGCTATTGCTGCTCGTATTTCTGATGCTAATGATTTGATTGCTTCGACTAAGAACGCTGTTCTTGGGTTTGCGAACATTACTTCGTTGTTGGAGTCGCAGTCGCAGACCATTGTTGAGACTACGATGTCGGTGGTTGACGGTATTCGGTTGACTTTGACTCGTAGCCTTGATGTGCAGGGTCTTGTTGGTGATTTGACTGGTAATTTCCAAAAGGTTTTGGATAAGACTAAGAAGTTTGCGGCTGATTTGAAAGAGTTGCGTCGTCTTGGTTTGGATAAGAACTTGTTTAAGCAGATTGTTGATGCAGGTTTGGAGTCTGGTGGGGCTACTGCTGCTGCGATTATTGCTGGCGGTGGTGACACTGTTGCTGAGTTGAACAATGTGTTTGCTGAGTTGGGCGATGTTGGTGCTGTTATTGCTGAGGAAACTGCTCAGGTGATGTTTGGTGCTGGTGTTGATGTTACGAATGGTTTGATTGAGGGGTTGTTGTCTCAGGATAATGCTTTGAGGCAGGCTGCTGAGGTTTTGGCTGAGTCGTTTAGTACGACTTTCAATAGCCGTATGGCTGACTTTATGTTGTCTGACGCTTATTTGTTGGCTGGTTTGACTCCTGACATGACTGGTCTTGAGCAGCCTACGACCACTGGTGGTATTGGTGGGGGTTTGATATTTACTGCTGCTTCTACTAGCCCTGCAAAGATTTTTGAGGTGAACATTAACGCTGGCATGGTGGCTGATAAGGCTGAGTTGGGTCAGACGATTGTTGACACTATTTCTCGTTATGAGCGCACTAATGGCAGTGTTTGGGTGAGAGCCTAATGCCGCTGCCTACTCGTAAGGTTGAACTTGGTTTTGATGAGAATGGTCCGGGTTCGTGGTTTGTGCTTGACGACCCTGTTACTGGTGTTTTAGACAATCCAACTTATGTGCTTGCTGGTGCGGTTTATTATGACGTTTCTCAGTATGTAAAAAGCGTGTCTATTAACCGTGGTAAGAGCCGTGAACTTGACCGTTTCACTTCTGGTTCGTTGAGTGTTCAGTTCAATAATCAAAACCGTTACTTTGACCCAACTAACACTCTTAGCCCGTTTTTTGGTCAGATTGTGCCTCGCCGTGAGGTTCGTGTGACGGCTGGTACGGCTGTGCAGTTCTATGGTTTGGTTGATGACTGGGATTTGAGTTACAACATTTCTGGTTTGTCTGATGCTGCGTTGGCTGCGTTTGATGGTATGTCTGCGTTGGCTAATCAGACTTTGACTGCTGGTACGGCTACTTCACAGTTGTCTGGTGCTCGTATCAATGCTGTTTTGAGTGATGCTGGCGTGAAGTGGCCTGATGCTGAGAGAAACATTGATGCTGGTGGTCAGACTTTGCAGGCTGATGTGATTGCTGCGGGTACAAATGTTATGCAGTACATCACTACTGTTGAGCAGTCTGAGCCGGGCATTTTCTTTATTGATAAGACAGGCAAGGCCACTTATCGTGACCGCAATAGGTTGTATCCGAGTTCTTCTGCGGTTGTGTTGTCTGATGATGGTACGGGTATTCCGTATGGTGATATCAAGGTCAATTATGGGTCGGAGTTGTTGTTTAATCAGGCTGAGTTGACTCGTTTGAATGGTGGGGCGGCTGTTGCTGATGATTTGACTTCGCAACAGACTTATGGTGTTAAGACTTATGTTGCTTCTGATTTGTTGATGAGTACTGATGAGGCTTTGGGTCAGTTGGCTATCTTTTTGGTGAATCAGTATGCAAATCCTGAGTACCGTTTCGAGTCTGTCACTGTTCCTTTGAGTAAGTTGTCAACATCTGAGCAGAATGACATTTTGGGGCTTGAGATTGGTTCTATTTGCCGTATCAAGTTTCAGCCAAATAAGACTGGTTCGGTCATTGATAAGTATGCTCAGGTTATTGGTATTCAGAACCAGATGAGCATTAGTGACCATAAGGTGACTTTGGCGTTTCAGACTATTGATACGGCTTATTTTGTGTTGGATGACCCTGCGTTTGGTTTGCTAGACTATAACTCGTTAGGTTTTTAGGAGTATTTCATGGCTGGTGCTGGTTGGCGCACATTTAGTGCGGGTGCGGTTCTTACTGCTGCTCAGGTTCAAACTTATTTGCAAGACCAAGTTGTTCAGGTTTATGCTTCTTCGGCGGCTAGGTCGTCTGCGCTTGGCACTGCTGCTAGTGCTGGTATGGTCAGTTTCATTACTACTGGTGGTTTGTTGGATTATTACAACGGCACTGGTTGGACTGGTTTGAACTATACGACTACTTCTTCTAATACTGTTTCGGCTTATACGGTTGTGGCAACTGACCACAATAAGACTTTTATTTCGGCTTCTACTGCTGCTCAGACTATTGTTGTGCCTGATGTGTTTGAGATTGGTGAGCGTTTTGACATTATTCGTGATGGTGCTGGTACTGTGAGCATTTCGGCTGGTACTGGTGTGACTACTTGGGCTGGTGCCGGTACGGCGGGTACTGCTAAGTCGTTTGCGATGGGAACACAGTATTCGGCGGCTTCGGTTATCAAGGTTGCGGCTAACTCGTACCGTGTTATTGGTGCGGTGGCCTAATGTCGCTGTTACCGCTTGGCATTATTGGTCAAGTTAGTGCGGCTACTTCGGCTGGTGCGTACGAACTGATTACTACTCTTACACCAAATGCGGTAAGTTCTTTTAGTTTTACCTCTATCCCGTCGACTTACACGCATCTGCAACTACGGGCAACAGTTCGAGGCAACTATTCTTCAACAAACATGGGTTTTACTGTTACCTTTAATGGCGACACAGCGGCTAATTATTCTTATCATAACCTGAGAGGCGCAAACAGCGCCATTAGTTCAGGTGCAACAGCGTCAGCGTCAAATTATTCAGGTTTATCTCATCCTGCTAACATGGCGGCCGCAAACTATTTTTCTGGTTTCGTTTGGGATATTCTTGATTACGCAAATACCAACAAATTCAAGACCAGCAAAATCTTTAATGGTTTTGTAACAGCAAGTAATAATAATCAAATTACTTACGATTCCAGTTCTTGGCGTAGCACCGCCGCCATCAATCAAATAACATTTAATGTTGTTGTCGGTAGCGTGGTTACTGGGACACGCTTTTCTCTTTATGGAATTAAGGGGGCATAATGCCAGCAGGGGTTTCAGCACTAACACCATTAGCCAACCTCACTCTTGGGTCGGCACAAGCAACCGTCACTTTTTCTAGCATTAGTAGTGCTTATCGTGATTTGCGTGTCGTGCTTGTTGCCGGTGTTACAAGCGGCGGTGCCGCTTATTGGCGAATGAACAATGACTCTACAAGCACTTACTTATGGCACACGCTTGAGGGTAACGGTTCGACTGCTTCCGCCACCTATAACGGTAACAACTATGGCGGGATGAATAATAACTTTGTTGCTTGGCCCACCGCTGGTAACCCACCAACAATCGTTACTTTAGATGTAATGGATTATTCTATAACCGATAAATTCAAACCTATCTTGAGCAGAACAAATGCCAAAAACAATGGAACAAATGCCATGATTGTTCATTGGCCCTCTACCACAGCAATTAACACTCTTACTTTTACCGCTGGCGGCTCAACATGGACTGCCGGTTCGACTTTTGCTTTGTACGGGGTGAGTGCGTAGTGTTTCAGACTTTGATTGCTTCAGCAACTGTTGGCGCTGGTGGCGCAACAAGTATGAGTTTTACATCAATACCTCAAACTTTTACTGATTTAATGCTTGTTGTTTCTGCTCGTAGTGCTTTGGCTGCTACGGTTTCTGGTCAGTATTTAAGGTTCAATGGTGACGGGGCAAACAACTACACTTGGGTTGCAGTTTTTGGTGATGGGTCGACTGCTTCTTCGGCTGCATCTTCTTTTGGTTTTATTGGAAATGGTGTTGGTGCAAGCGCAACAACAAGTGTTTTTGGTAATGCTCAAATCTATATTCCAAACTACACAAATTCGGCTTTGAAATATTGGTCTTCTGAACTTGTGGGTGAAAACAATGGGTCTACGAGCGAAATTAGATTATTGACAGGACTTTGGAATAACACAGCGGCTATAAATCAAATAAGCGTCAATTTTGAAAATCAAGGTTCTAACACAGTTCAGTTCTCAACTGCTTACCTTTATGGAATACTTAAAGGGACCGGCGGCGCAACCGCCTCATAACAAAGGAAATTAAAATGTCACTTACAAAAATTGTGGTCAACTGTGAAACAGGAATTACTGAAGAAGTTGAATTAACGGCAGAGGAAATTGCTGAGTTAGAGGCTGCAAGGACACAGGCTTTAGCAGACCGTGAGGCTGCTGAGGCTGAGGCTGCACGCATTGAGGCTCTTAAGGTTTCGGCCAAAGCAAAACTTGTGTCTGGTGAGAAATTGACTGCTGAAGAAGCATCACTTCTTATCGGCTAAACTAGACATAGTAAACGCACCGAACTACGCCTCGGTTTGACTTTTGAGGTTGTAAATGGATAACGGAAACGACAAGATACTAATTCAGTTAGTGCGTGACATTGCCGAGGTTAAGGCAATGGTTCAAAATTATGCGGACATTGAGTTGCGTGTTCGTGAGTTGGAAAAGGCTCGTTGGAAGTCTGCTTGGATTACTGGGTTGTTGTCTGCTGCTGTTAGCAGTTCGGCTGTTGCCGTGATTATTAGATTGGTTGTGGCTTGATGTCGTGCGTGTATGAGCCGTTGAGGATGAAGACTCGTGAGCGTCGTGACGAGTTGGGTAAGACCACGATTGGTGACACGGGTAAGCCTCGTAAGCGCCCGCACCGTGGCAATGACTGGGGAGACAAGGCTGGTTCTGCTGGCAAAGACTTTTATGCGGTTCACGCTGGCAAGGTTGTTAAGGTTTTGAAGACTGGTGAACTTGGTCACAGTTTGATTGTTGAGCGCATGGGGTGTGTGAACCCTAAGTGCAAGGGTCGTTTTGATGAGTACAATCACAGTAATCAGCCGACGAAACTTAAGGTTGGCGACATGGTGACGCACAATACTGTTTTGAATCAGATGGGTGACATGGGGTCGCCGGGGGCTAATCATTTGCACATGAGTTCGGCGTTTGCCCCTGTTCCGCATGAAGCGCCTGTGCCTAAACTTGTTGACTTGTTTAAGGACATTGATGCTTCGACGGCTGTTCGTCGTGCTGAAAAGGCTGCTGCTGAGGCTGCTAAACCGTTGATTCAGAACCCAGAGGGGCAGTAATGGCTAAGAGTGTAAAGAGCCGTGTAAAGGCTGTGAGCGCCGTTGTGGGTGCTGTTGTGTGGCGTGGGTTTGGCCTGTTTTTGTTCATTGCTGGTGGTGCTGCGGGTACTGGTGCGATTGTGACTGGTTCGTGGGTTGATGGCGTTGTGATTGCTTGGGCGACGCTAATGTTGGGTGTGGTTGGTGCTATTGGTTATGCGATTGCTACTACTGGTGAGGCAACCCCTGATGTTGTTGCTAAGGCTTCTCAGGATGCGGTGCAGAAAGCGTCTGACAAGGCTGCTAAGTAGCCTTATTCGTCGTTTGTTGGCGGTTCAGGCGTGGTTTTTGTTACGCTGATTTGTTGTTTTGGTAGAAGTCGATTCCGCCGAAGATGCCGTATGGTGCGTCTGACATCATCCCAAATTCTCTGCATTGTTGCATGAGTGGACATTCTTTGCAGATGCTTTTGGCTATTTTGCGTGCCATGCGTTGCATTTCTAGGGATTCGTAGTCTTCGGGGTAGAACAGTTCTGGGTTTTCTTCACAGGGTGTGCCACCGTTATCAGATTGTAATTCTAAAAGCCGAAATCTTGCGTTTTCGATGGCTTTTTGTCGGCGGTCTGTCATAGGGTTATCTTACTTCGAGAAAGGGAGTTTGTATGCCAAAATTTTTGGGCAAGCACGAGTCGGGTTCGGCTGAGTGGTTGGCGTTGCGTGAGGGTGACGCTGTTGTTACGGGCACTTTGGTTGGGCAGATTTGTGGTGTGAATCCGTGGGAGTCTGCTTACACTGCTTGGGCTAAGGCGACTGGTCGTATTCCTAATGAGGTGAAGCAGTCGTTGGCGATGCGTTTTGGTCAGGTGTTTGAAGAACCGATTAAGCAGGTTTGGTTGGAGCAGAACCCTGAGTACAAGATTCAGTCGGATGTTGGTACTTGGGCTGAGGACATGAATGATTGGGCGAGGGCTAATCCTGATGGATTGTTGACTTGGCCTGATGGTCGCAAAGGGATTCTTGAGATTAAGACTTCTGCGTTTCCGTTTGATGAGTTGCCGCTGCATTACAAGTATCAGGTGCTTTGGTATATGTGGGTGATGGGTGTCACTAAGGGCAAGGTTGTTGCTTTGTTTGGTGGTAAGGATTTGCGTGAGTTCGATGTTGACTTTGACCCGTACGAGTTCAGTGCGATTATGGTGGCTGTGAAGCGTTGGCGTGAGTCTGTGCTGTCTGATACTAAGCCTGAGTGGGATGGGTCTGATTCGACTTATCAGACGGTGAGGGATTTGTCGCCTCGTGATGTTTCTGATGAGCCGTTTGATTTGGGTGATTTGGGTGTGCATTTGCAGAACGCCCAGAATGACGCTGACCGGGCTTATGCCCATTTGCAGATGTTGAAGTCTGCGACTTTGGACAACATGGGTTCGGCGAGTCGTGGAGTTGTAAATGTCGGTGGCGAGGAGTATGTTGTTTGTAGCCGTTCGGTGAATAAGAATGGTGTTGTTTCGTTGACTGTTAAGAAAGGGAAAAATGTCTGAAAAGAAAGAGATGTCTGCATTTGAGATGCAGATGAAGATTAATGATTTGTTGGGTCAGCGTTTGGATGTGACTCACAAGTGGGTGTCTGAGTTGACTGAGGTTGTGAAGACTTTGGCTGCTCGTGTTGTTGCGTTGGAGCAAGATGGTTGTGCTTGCAAGAAAGGTGAAATGTAATGGCTCGTTTTGATTTGTCGAAGTATGCGACTGTTGCTGAGAGAATTCAGTTGCTTTATGCCCAGTATCCTGATGCTCGCATCATTACCGAGAATTTGACTACTTTGCAGGACAGGGCTGTGTCGACTTGGGTTGTTAAGGCTAGTTTGTTTTTGTCGGCTGAAGACCAAGCAGACGGTTTGGTTAAGGCCACTGGTCACGCTTTCGAGGTGGATGGTGGTTCTGGTGCAAACCAGACAAGCGCCCTTGAGAACGCTGAGAGTTCGGCGGTGGGCAGGTGTCTT